CAGTTATTCTGACCGATATGATGCCCAGCACGGGCGATCTGACAGGGCTTAGTGTGGTTCTTCTGGCGGATCTATCTTCCAGTTCGCTGTTCGGCATTCGGCAAGGTATCGAAATTTCACAGAGCTCAGATGTGAACTTCTTGAGCGATCAGACAGTGATTCGGGCAGTTGCTCGGGTGGGAATTCTCAACCACAGCGTCGGATCGGACACAGTGGCAGGCCCAGTTCAAGCAATCGTTTGCGGCTAATTTTTAATGCCCAAGGACGGGCGGTCGGCATGGATGCCGTCCAGCCGATCGCCCGTCTATTTTTTTGAAAGGTTCTCTTGAGAGTGCGAATGTTGATGAACTGGTCGTCATATCGCAAGGGCGACGTGATCGAGAATATGGGCGGTGGTCAAGCTGATTTATTCATTCGGCGCGGCATTGTGCGAGCCGATCCACAGCAGGCTATCGAGTTCGCGGACGCGCCGCAGCGAGAGCACAGAGAGCAAGCGGTCATCACGCGAAAAAGAAAACAACGAAATGCAATATCGCAGTTTGAAGCGGACGACTGAGCCGGTTGTTGAGCCAGTATCGATCACGCAGTGCAAGAATCATCTGCGCATTCAGAATGATTTTCAGGATGACGACGAGTACCTGGTGCATCTGATCGGTGCAGCACGTCGATACGTCGAAGACATCATCGATCGCACTTTGATCACAACTCAATGGACTATGGTTCTCGATTCGTTTCCCGTTGATGAGATCGAGCTACCTCGTCCGCCAGTTTCGCAAACAGAGACGGCCACTGTGATCACTTATGTATCGCAGGAGGACGGCACGCAGACCCTCTCAGACACGCTCTATCGCGTTGATGCGGACGCTACGCCGGGGATTTTGAAAAATAACTACGGACTTTGCTACCCAGCCACAATCGACGATCGAGCCTCGGTGAGCATCACTTATTGGGCCGGGTACGGTGACTCAACGAAAGTGCCACCGCAGATCAAACACGCGATTTTGTTTCTCGTCGGTCACTGGTACGCCAACAGAGAGCCGGTTGTCGCTGGATCGATGTCGCAAATGCCTCTCGCGGTGAACTCGCTTCTTGCGAGTGTCAGTTGGGGGCAAAACGCATGAGCATTGCAGCCGGTCGGCTACGCGAGAGCGTGACGATCCAAACGCCGACGGAGGCGCAGAACTCTTTCGGTGAGTCTGAGCAAACGTGGACGACGCACACGCTTCGCAGATGCAGCATCGAATCAGTGTCGTCGAGCGAGATGATTCGCAATCAAGAAACGGTGGGCGCAGTCACCCACAAAGTGCGAATGCGATTTGTCAGCGGGCTGACCGGCGCGATGCGCATCAAGTGGGACAGCCGATCCGATCGCATTCTTGAGATCAGCCAGGTACTTGAGCGAAACAATCGCGAAGAGCACGAGCTGCTGTGCGTGGAGCGCGTGACGTAATGCTCAAAATCACAGTCGACACCGCTGATTTTCACCGGCAGCTTCAAGAGCTTCAGGCCGGATTTACGCAGATACCGCAGAAGCTTGCGAAGAAATATTTGAAGGCAGCGGCCAGAGACGGCGCGAGAGAGATGCTCAATCCACTCAAGAGCATTACGCCAAAGCGATCTGGAAAAGGTAAGGGACAAGGCAACCTCAGACGCAGCATCAAGACGGCGGCAAAGTTTTACCAAAAAGGCGCAGAGGCTGGTGCCGTCGGAGTGATTTTTTATTCGAGAAAAAACAATCTTGGGAATCACTCGTGGCTTCTTGAGAGCGGCACAAAAGAAAGGTATGTCACGAGCCGAAACAAAAAGACGCTTCTTACCCCTGCTTACCGTGGCAAAGGGCCAGCGATCCACATGATGAGCCGGACGCGAATTTCTTCTGCGGGCAAAGTAAAAGCCACGGTCGAAAAGCGAACGCTAGAGGCTTTGCAAGACGCGATCAAAGACACGATCAAGCCGAGGTACTAGATGGCATACGTTGAACAGTGGCTATCCGCAGAGCTATCGGCACTTACGGCACCGGCGTTTCCGCTCACGGCTCCGCAGGGGCAGGCGTTGCCGATCGTCATTTACAAGCGCACTGGCACATCGAGAGAGCGAACGCTTGCGAACGCGATTGGTCTGCCGGTTGCGAGCTTCGAAATCAATGTGTACTCGCTCACCTATGCAGAGGCGAAAAGTATCTCCGAGGAGATTCGATCCGCTCTCGATGAGTATGTCGGCACCAACGCTACAGGAGTCGTCGTGGAACGCGCTAACATGACGAATGAATCTGACGACGTTCTGTTGCCTAACGAAGGGCAATCAAAACCAATTTACATCGTGGCTTTAGATTTTGAGGTTCGATTCCAGGAGGACTAACCAATGCCAATTGCAGATTCTCAGGGTACTACTTTTGTTTTCAACTCGGTGACGTTCACGGCAACATCCGTACAGCAAAGCGTGACGGGTCTTTCACAGATCGACGTGAGTGATCTTTCGCTCGCGAGCGGAGCAAGTCGCGTTTACCAACTAAGCCCTTTGAACGAGTCTGCCGGTGCGGAAATCAGTGTCGATTTCTTGGGCCTCGAAGCTCCAGACATGACAGCTGCCCACACAATTACATGCGCCACGCTTGGCATCTCCGGTCAAGCAATTTGCAAATCTTACAACGTCACCGCAGCGGTCGGTGAAATTCTCAAAGGTTCTGCGACGTTCTCGATGATCACTGATTGAGGACTGAAAAATGCCCGTTGCCGCAGCACAGGGAACTACCTTGACTTGGGGCGCAGCCTCATTCTCGCTCATTGCGTTTTCGTGGGATGGCACGTCAACGGCGATTGATATGACATCGATGGACTCGCAGGTGACGACGACGAGCGACGGCAGATCGGTGGTAGTGAAAGACGTTGATTGCGGCTCGATCGATTGGGGCAAGTTGTCGATTCAATTTTGGGGTGCAAGCAACATCGGATGCGCTGAACAAGGATCAATCGAACAGTTGACTCTCACGATTCCAAGCTCTGCGGTGCTCGATGGTTACGCACTTTTGGAATCAATTTCTTTTCAAGGTTCTGTCGGTGATCTGATCAAGGGGTCTGCGGTTTTCCAATTCTCAGGAACGTATTAAATGCCTTTATCTCGCGATGAAATCAATCCGGTCACTGATCGACGCTTGCAGGAAATCGATATACCGGAATGGGGTGGCAGCGTTTGTTTGCGGATCATGACGTGCAATGAAAAAGATATTTGGGAGCATCAGTTCCACGGAAAGAAAGTGACTCCAACAATCATTCGCGCCGCACTCGTGGCGAAATGTTTGTGCGATGAAAACGGAGTGAGGCTCTACACAGACCAGCAGACGGACGAGCTCGGCGCAAAGAGTTGTGTTGTGTTGGATCGGCTCTTTGATATTTGCATGAAGAGCAATCGATTCTCGAAAGAAGATGTGGACGAACTAGCAAAAAACTCTTGACGCAACCGGAACGCAGGTTCCTGTTTCGGCTTGCGTTGCAATTAGGAAGAACCGTTCATGAGCTCGGTGAATCTCTTTCGACTGCGGAACTAGCAGAGTGGGTTGCGTTTTATACGATCGAACCGTTTGGCGATTTGTGGCGGCAGACAGGATCGATTTGCTGCACGACGGCACTTGTGAACGGAAACAAATTCAGCAAGCCCGAAGACTTCATGCCGAGTGCGAGAAAAAAGGATTGGCAGACAGAAGAAGAGATGAAGGAAGAGCTAAGAAAGATTCCAGCGTTTAAAAAACAAATGGATCAAGCAGGACTGTAAATGGCGACCGCAGTTTCACTACGCACAGTTTTCACTAGCTCCACATCAGGGCTGGTGAGCGGCGCAAATACTGCTGGAAATGCCATGAAAAAAGTACAGAAGGACATGTCGGGCATGCGTGGATCTCTCGCAACATTGAAAACAATTGCGATAGGCCAGGTATTTGCGCAGCTGAGTGGTGCCGCTATTTCTGCGGGTCGTTCACTCATGGCGTTCGGTCAATCAACTTCGGAAGGAATCGACGTTATCTCCAAGCTTTCGCGTCGGCTTGGTCTGACATACGGGCAGCTAAGCGGTCTCAAGCTTGCGGGCAGTTTGGCCGGAGTGGGGCTGGACACCATCGCTATGGGGGCCACGAAGCTTGACGTTGCTTTTGTGGCTGCGAGTGCTGGAGGTAAAGAGGCAGGTGCGGCAATTGCAAAATTTACTTCTCTTGGGCTCTCGATGAAAGAGCTTGAGCAGATGTCACCGGATGAAAGATTTGCTGCCATCGCTGACGCTATCGCGAGACTTCCAACGGCGGCTCAAAGATCAGCAGCCGCGATCA